CTCAACCTCGTCCATGATCCGCATCGGTTCGCCAAGTTCGATGTCTCGGTAGAACCCTGCCACCTGAAGCTTGCGCAGCTCGTTCTTGGTCTTACGCATCCGGTGCGTAATGCGCTCCGCCGTCTCGATATTGGCAGCGCCATACGGAACGATAATGTCCTCGGGAGCGATAAACGGAGCCACTTGTCGCTCAAGCGACGGATCGAAATAGATCTTCTTGAACGCGTTACCGGCAAGGGCGGTGGTCAGCAAAGCACGTTCATGTTCTGGCCGATACTCCTGCATGACTTCCGTCATTTCGTAGTTCATATCGGTTTCGACGCGCTTGGCGGCTGCGAGCTTATCGGGAGTCTCTTTCCCAATAATCACGGTACGCACCGGCCCTGCTGCCGGGAAAGTCTCCATGATGGTCTCGGACTGGAACTTGACCGCTGCTTCCATCAGGAGGGGATGGTAGACGCCGCACGCTCCCGGCCACGGCTCGGTACGTTCTTCGTACTTAAGGCCCAAGAGCTGTAAGCCTTTGACGTAGGTATCCAGCCATTCTTTACGTGAAGCAATGTCTTCCTCGACATCGCCAAGGAGTTCGTAAGCAAGCGAGGCCAACTGGCCTTCGGGAATAAGCTCCGCAAGATTTGCGTCGAACTCTTCCTTACCGTCATGCTCCATGTGCATCTCGAAACCCGGACCTGAGATATGCACTGCTTCCGGATCTTCGATCTCTACGGAAATCGGATCTTCATTGAGGGCACCCAACCCCTGCGGGGCGGCGTAAAGCGATTTGTCGATAGCCATTAGTAGTACCCTCTATGCCTAGACCTAAACACCATTGGTTCGTCTTTCTCGTCCGTATCCAGTCGCATGAACCCCCCGCGACGGAATCTAAGCAACGCCTGACTAGTGGAGTCCACAAGGTCGTCATGGTCTCCGGAAGGGAAAGAAGCTACTTCTTCCACGACTTCCTCTGCCCAAGACATGTTGGGCACCCATACGCGACCGGACGAGAATATATCTGCCACGGCGTTAAGTCGCGCAATCTTATCGTTTCCTTTGGAGGGCGTAAATTCCTGTACAGGTATTCCCATAGCCCTAAGCTCAAAGATAAGCGGGGAACCCGCAGCCTTGGCTTCCACGATAAGACTGTCCGGGTTCCACTCCTTGAACTGCTGCATAGCGGTCTGCTTCAGTTCCGGAAACTCCATGCGCTCCTTGAAGGCGTTCAGGAGGATAATGTGCGGGTGCAGCACGCCTCGGTCGTCCGGATGGTCAAATATCCCCCACGTCGTGCACGCTGAGTAGTCCGCGCGTTCCGATTTGAGGAAGGCGGTATCCCAAGACTGGATGATGTAGTTGCACATCGGCGGGTGGGGCTGTTCCCATATCTTCCACCACTCACGCTTTATAATGGCCGACACGTCTGAGGTCGGCTGCTGCATGTACTGCGCCATCCACTTGGCGAGTGGCAGTTCTTCCCGCAATGCAGCAAGTTCTTCCAAATTCCAGAATTCGGGCCAGAGCGACCGTTCGCCGTTCTTGGTCTCCAGAATGGCAGGAAACTCAATGACCTCCCACTCTTCACCGCCACGCTGTGCGGCGGACTTAAGTACTTGACCTGTAAGATCTTTCTTTGACCAACGGGTCATGACGACCACGATTGCGCCGCCCGGTTGCAAACGCTGCCGGGGTCCGGAGGTATACCACTCGTACGCCTTGTCGTAGATCTCGGAGTTGGTCTCCGCAAGCGTGGCTTCCTGCTCGGAGTGCGGGTCGTCAATAATAAGGAGGTCTGCGCCCTTACCGGTTACGGCACCGCCCACACCGATAGCGAAGTATTCGCCCATTGCGTTGGTGTTCCAACGACCTGCCGCCTTACTGTCCGCTTGCAGGGCTACCTCGGGGAAGATGTCCTTATAACGGTCGGAGTCCACGAGATTTCGGACCTTACGACCAAAACCAACGGCCAATTCCGCCGTATGAGAGGACTGAATGATCTTTTTTTGAGGGTAAAGTCCTAAAAACCAGCTAGGTAAAAGATAAGAAGCAAACTCGGATTTGGTATGTCGTGGCGGCATATTGATAATAAGCCGCTTGCATTTGCCTTGAGCAACTCGCTCAAAGGCCGCAGCCATCATCTCGTGGTGCCTTCCATGAATAAACCCCGGCCAGACGTACTTGACATAGGACAAGAAGTTGTTCTTAGCGAGCTGTCGAGTCCCCAGCCGCCTAGCCTCTGCGATGAGCTGGCCTACTTTCTGCTGAACAGACGGTGGCAGAGTTGGGAGGCGTTTCTCCGCTTCCAGCAGGAGATCAAGATCCATCGTCAGATTCCGTATCTTCCGTACTTTCCGTACTTCCCTCTCCCAGTTCCTCGTCCACATCGAAGTCGGCTATAGCCGTAGTGTCGAGTTCTTCGTCCTTGACCATTGTGTAATCGGTGTACATCTCCAACGTCTTACGCAGCTCGGCCTCAATATCCGACACCGAACGATGCGTGATGTTGATGTCTACACGGTCCGAAAATGCGTTAACACCGGCTGTCTTGCCCAGCAGCTCCAGAGCCTTGAGTCGAATTTTGGGGTCTTCATCGTTACTCTCCAAAAGAAGCTTGTTTGTAACGTAGTTACGAAGCCGTCGGTGCACATCCAGCACCTCGTGGTCCCACTCATTCAATAGTGCTTCCAACGTGACGATGGCACCGGTTGTCAAGGTCTTGACAGGCGGAAACTCCTTTTCCGCCATGATTTGGTGTGCTTGCCGTCTATCGGCATCAGTAATTTCTACTGGTTCATCAAGGACTTGCACCGTAGCAAACAGTGCGTGGGCCTTGGCACGGAAGTCCGTTAACTCTTCCGGAGTCGTGTCGAACGGCAGGGGGATACCGGACTCTGGGGTAGCGACAATGGGCATTTTGCATTCGCAATGGCGAAAGAAGCTTAGAACATAACATAAAACTATTTTCAAAAATATATACCCCCCTCCCCCATCTGAAAAGAAAAAGCAAGGGGGTAGGTTCCTATAAACAAGTGGGTGGGGGGTTGGATTTTAAAGAAGCAGATCGGGTGTGCAGATTATTGAGCATGGCTGGCGCGCGGGGGGCCCGTTGTGATTTTGGGGGGTGGCCTCCTAGTGGGAGTCAAGGTGCGAACCGTGGCGAATTGCTCGGTTTCGGCTGATCGTGGTCGTTTTGACAATCATCGTCAAATATGGTCTTATAGATGCAAGTAACGACGTGACGTCGTCGCTAGTCGGATCCCACCCGCAAGAGGTGCAAACCCCCGGACGGATCCGCCGGATGCTGAAGGCTAGGGCCTTGCAGCCACGTGGACCGAAAAGCGCGCAAGCGTGAGTACCGGCGAGTGTGGGCGACGTGCAAGAGCAGCCATTAGGAATACCGAAGGCGCGTAATCGCCCGTACACCACTGGCACCGTGTACGGATTGGATTGCAACCGGATACAGACCGGAACATGAAAAAGCGCATCAGCCCGTGCTGATATTGAGAAGGGCGCAATCTCGCTACCCTTCATAATGTCAACATAGACTCATCTTTATACCAATCAATCGGAGTGCAAATCATGTTTAAACTTCTCTCACAAGCCGATACCGTTAAGACCATCAAGAGCATCAAGACTCGTGCCAACAAGTTGCAAAGCGACATTCATACCTGCGCGGTCTCGACTCTCGCCCATATGCGTGACCACGGCGACTACACTCTCGCTGTATCGCTCATGAACGCTCTACCCTCGGGCCAGCGCGTGAAGGGCCTCGCTGCTTGGTACAAGAATTTTACCAATGGCAAGTTCACGCTGCGGCAGGACAAAAAGCAGGGCAACATCTGGGTCGGCGCTTTGTCGAAAGACCGCACGGCGGAGGATTTCCTCGTGGATGAAGCGTCGAAAATCACCTTCGCGGAATTCACGGCTGAGTCCGCACCGATGCAGGTCACGCCGGAGTCGATCAAGAAATACCTTGACCGCCTGATCGCTAACGACGAGACGATTAAGGACGCGCTCGGCGAGGACCAGCCGAAGGTCACCGAGGCTGCGAAGGTTGCGGCTAAAGCTATGTTGGCCATGATTGCAGCGTGATCGTGTACTTCACTTTGACCTGTAGGCTGCATTGCAGCCTACAGGTTTTTCTTTCGGCCGTCAATACTCGCGCAAAATGCGTCGTTGAGTAGCAATCACCTATTTTGAGTAGAGTGAGTAGCAGAGGTACTCACTCCGTTTCGTTCGCAAGTGATTGATCCGCAAGCAAGTAGTGAGGGGTCCAGTAGTAAGTAAGTAATAAGTAATTAAATTATATATATACCCCCTATTCCTCTCACAACACAGAAAAAACTTGTTGCTCTGTGTCTGTACGAGCGGCTGCGCGGGGGTGAACGTATATTTTTGAGTTGCTACTCAAAATCGTCGAAAAACGTCTATTTATCTTTTACATTCAATGCCTTAGCGCGATTAGCCTAACTACTCACGCTACTCAGGCATTTTTTATTGTCTTACATTTCAATAACTTGGAGTGAGTAGCACTACTCACCCGCCGACCGCGCGAACTATCACGCGCA